ATTAATGACTGATTGGAGACTTAATACATCTTTACCTACAATAGACATTTATAATGCAAAAGCGACTGAAGAAATATGTTGGGTTACATTTAATCCTTTATGTGAAGACTGGTATCCAATATGTATAGAAGTATATGATGATGAATTTTCTTTTTTACCATATCATTGTATTTTACACTCTAAAATAAATTGGGAAATAGCTAAAAATTTACAAAATGTCGTAAAAGATAAGTGTGTGCTTGGAATATCAAATACATCACATGCTTTAAAAGATGAAACAATAATTAATAATTTTGAAGGCATAGTTTGTGATGAAAGTTTAAAAGTTTTTGGACATTTTAAAGACTCTATTGAAAGATTGGAATTTAGTTGGACAAACAAGTATCACTCATTTCAATATTAATATTGCTGCTAAAAAAAAATGAATAAGATTAAGAAACTAAGATAATTGTACTACCTCTATATCAGTTAAGTGCAGAAAGCCCCTCAAACGAGGGGTTTTTTGTAGTCCTCAAAAAAAAATCTTTATCAACAATATCAACACTTACAAGCATTTATAAGACTTTACTAAGGGTTTCTTGTAGTCTTTTTCCCTATATAGTAGAAGGGTAACACCTTCCCTTTCGTTTTAATAACGAACATAACCTTCAAATAGTGGGGTGATTAGTTTGGCTGCAGTCAAAACAAAAAAGACAAAGGTTGTTAAACAACCAAAGAACAACGATAAAAAACTCAAAGGTGGAGTAACTGGAAAAGGTTGGGTTAAAGGACAATCAGGTAATCCTAAAGGCAGACCACCAAAAGAGTTTGCATTAAATGATCATATTAGAGAAATAGCTAATCAACCAGTTGGAAAGACTAAAAAGACTATGTTGGAGAATGTAGTAAACACAGTATATCAAGAAGCATTAAGTGGCAATATGACTGCTGTAAACTTCTTGGCAGATAGAATCTTGGGTAAACCAAGTCAAAGTATAGGAATCAAGGATATTTCAGAAGAACCCATTAAGGTATTTGATATAGATGGATTGGACGATTGATGCCACAAGAAAAGAAATCCTTAATGATAAGACAAGATACAAAATCTTATCATGTGGAAGAAGATGGGGAAAAAGTTATTTCTCAATTTTATTTTTATTGTCAAAACCTTTTAAAGAAAATGAAAGAAGATGGATCGTCTTTCCTACATATAGACAAGCTAAGATGGTATCTTGGAGTATCCTCAAAGACATTTTTGCAAAGAAAGAAGTCAGTATTAATGAAACTGAATTATCTATTACTCTTAATAATGGGGCAAAAATCGAACTCAAAGGAGCAGACAAACCTGATTCACTTCGTGGAGTATCAACCACGATGGTAGTCATGGACGAATATGCTTTTATGAAAGAGAATGTTTGGGGCGAGATTATACAGCCAACCTTAGCAGAAACCAAAGGAGCAGCACTATTTGTAGGAACTCCGAGTGGATTGAATCACTTTTACGATCTATTTGTTAAAGGGCAATCACAGAATAGTGATTATAAGTCTTGGCAGTTTACTACCTTAGAAGGTGGCTTTATTTCAGAACAAGAAATAGAGAATGCTAAAAAGAATTTAGATAAGAGAACTTTCCAACAAGAATATCTTGCAAGTTTTCTTACTGCTGCAAATAGAGCAGCATATAACTTTAGTAGAGATATACATTGTAGAGTAATGGAGAAATCTCCAAGAATGTTTTGGGGAATCGACTTTGGGGTAGCATCATATATGACTGCTATCCTAATGTGCGAGAATACTGCTGGAGAAGTTTATGTGTTTGATGAGATAGGATTACAGAACTCAAATACATTTGAACTTGCAAAGCTAATGCAAGTAAAAGGTAGAGGATTGCCAGTATATCCTGATCCAGCAGGTAAAGCAAGAACGAGTAATAGTACGAAATCAGATCACATGATATTACAAGAAGCTGGGTTTACAGTCATCAGTAAGAAAGCAAATCCAACTCAAAAGGATCGTTTGAATGCTTTGAATAAGATGTTAGAAGATGCTACAGGTAAACAAAAATTGTTTATCAATCCTAAGTGTAAGAACACTATTAGAGATTTAGAGTTATGTACATTAGAGAATGGGCAGATATTAAAGACAGAAACCTTATCACACTTCTTAGATGCGTTGTGTTATCCAGTTGATTACCGATATGGCTTCAAAGGACAAGCAAAGGCGATAGAATGGTAGAGTTTAGTTTAGGGTTTTGTTTAGGGGTTATAGTTAGCATGGTAAGTGCTATGGTATGGGGATACCGATTAAGTATAAAAGAAGATAAAGAAAACAAAGAACTCATTAGAGAGTTTACAGACAGATATATGGAAAATATGCAGTCTGATGAACAAAAATTTTATAAAAGGTATGAAACATGATAATTTATAATTTAACAGAAAAGATGTTGTATGATCTTCTGATGGATACGATAGAAGAAGGACACAATGCAGAAATGGAACAAAGAGAAAGACTTCTTGATTACTTTGAGGGGATTAACCTTGAACAAGACATTAAAGGATATTTTGATAGTGATAGTTTATCACAAATCCCACCAATGTATATTAATCTTGTAAGAAACATTATATCAAGGAGAGCATTAGTATATCAACAAGCACCTGTAAGATATAATGAAAAATATAACGATATTTTAGGCGACCTTGATTCGTTCATGAAACAATTTGAGCAACTGACTTACTTGTTAGGTACAGAAGCACTCTATACGCATTGGGACGATGTAAACAAGAAACTAAAATATAGACCAATCCATTTCTTTACACCATTCTTTAAACCAAATGAAGATGAACCTTTTGCTATTATGTATCAAGCAGAATCACATCTACAAGCACGAACAGAAGATGCACAGTATATGTTTTGGAGTAAAGATAGTGATGATATGGAAGGCAAACACTTTATGATTAGCAATAGAGGTAAGATTACTTCTATTGTTCCTGATGATAGAAATCCTTATGGAGATGTTTTACCATTTAACATAGCACATAGACACCCATTCACAAGAGATTTCTTTAGAGAAGGGGCAAGTGATCTTGTAGATGGTATGCGATCCATTAATATTATGCTTACAGAATTAGCTTTACATGGAAGATTTCAATTAGGACAACCAGTCTTTACAGGATTAGATACTGAACAACGAATCAACTTTGGGCAAGACAAAGCATTGGTATTACCTGAAGGTGCAAACTTTAATTATGCAACACCAAATGCCAATGTCCAAGCAATGATTGAATCGACCAAGTATATGGTAGATAGTATTGCACAATCCAACAATGTAAGAATTAACTGGACTGACAAGAGTGCAGAATCAGGACTATCTAAAAAGATGAGTCAATTAGATTTAATGGACGCACTACGAAGTGATACAGAACAAATCTACAGACCATTTGAGAAAGAACAATTTAGAATTGCTAAAAGAATATGTGAAGTATCAGGTGGTATCAATCTTGGGGATCAGTTCAGTATAGACTTTGCTGAAAGAGAAGTACCAATGAGTGCTGATGAAGAAATAGCATACTACACTTGGGCATTTGCAAATGATTTAGAAACAAGACAATCTTATTTAAGAAAGAAAAACCCTGACTTGCAAGAGGAAGAAATACAAGGGATAGTAGATAAAATAGATCAAGAACAACCTCAACAAGCAGATGAAACACAATCTATCATTGATAGAATAGGTGAACAAGTTGGCTAATTTAGATTTCTACAATAAAGAAATACAAAATATCCAACAACAGTTAATTGACAAATTGGATAACCTGGTAGCAGGATTAGGAACTCTATCTGATACTGAACTTATGCAGATTGCTAAACAGATTGACTTCTTTGATGAAATGGAGAAGTTGGGGTATGGTAAGTTGATGAACAAAGTAGGAAAAACTTATGATGATGAGATAGCAAGGGTATTTGCAGAATTATCAAAACCTGAACTAAGAAAAGTATCAGCAGCAAGTATTGACACTTTGAGAGAACTTAAAAACTTTGAACTAACATATCTTACTGGACAAGCAAGACAATATTCAGACCAATTAAAGACTTCTATGTTAAGAGGTATAATCA